TAGATTCAACACAAGGTTGGGTTAATACTATGGATTCAACATCTAATGTAAGAGCTAGTGAATTTTTTACAGCCACTGTATCGGGAAGTGGTAATACTTTAGTAACAGCACCTTGTTGTGCTAATGTAAAAATTGCAACTTTTACAGGTCCTGGTAATTTTAATGTTGCAAGTTTAAGTGCAACCGCACCAGAAAATGTAATTTCTTATATGGCAGTAGCTGGAGGTGGTGGTGGTGCTGCTAGAGCTGCAGGTGGTGGAGGTGGTGGAGGATTCAGAGAAGGTAAAAGTCCTGTTACTGGTCCATATTCAGTAAGTCCTTTAAATGCTCCAACAGGTTTAACAATATCAGCAACAGGTTCTTATCCAGTAGTAGTAGGTGGTGGTGGAGCTGGTGGAGGTCCACCTGCTGGTGAAACCCCTGGAGTTCAAGGAGGGACATCAAGTTTTTCAACTATATCATCTGCTGGTGGTGGACGAGGTCAGGGTTCTCCTGGTGGTCCTGGTGCAAATGGGAATGGTGGATCTGGTGGTGGTGCCGGTCCTACAAATAATGGAGGATCTGGAAACACTCCTCCTGTTAGTCCTCCTCAAGGTAATAATGGTGGTACAGGTGCAGTAGATTATAATGGAGCAGGAGGTGGAGGTGCAGGAGGTGTTGGTGCAAATTCAAGTCCGTCAGGTGGTGGAGCAGGTGGAGCTGTAATAACAACTTCAATTTCAGCACTTCCAACAGCTTATGCTGGTGGCGGAGGTGGTTCTAGTTATTTTACTCCAAATCAAGGACCTGGTGGTGCCGGAACTCCAACAAGTGGAGCTGGAGGACCAGGAACTAGCACTACTGGTGCAAAGGGTGGAAATGGTGTAGTAAATACAGGTGGTGCTGGCGGAGCTGGTTCAACAGGTCCTGCTAATCCAGCTTGTGGTTGTGGTGGAAATGGTGGATCAGGTATAGTAATAATAAGGTATAAATTTCAATAGGTAAAAATTATGAGTGAAGTAAAAGTAAATAAAATTAGTCCACGATCCGGAACAGATGTTACACTAGGTGATAGTGGCGATACGTTCACAATTCCTAGCGGTGCAACAATTAATAACCAAGGTACAGCAGTAAACTTTGGTGCAACAGGTTCCGCGTCTTGGGTAACAACAGTTAAGACAGGAGATTTTACAGCAGTAGCTGGTGAAGGATATTTTGTAGATACAAGTAGTGGTGAAATAGATGTAACACTACCAGCATCACCAAGTGCTGGAGCAGTGGTTGCAGTTAAAGATTATGCAGAAACTTGGGATACAAACAGTTGTGTCTTATTAAGAAATGGTTCTAATATTGGTGGAGTAGCTTTAAATTCAACTTTAAGCACAGAAGGTTTAGCGGTTACATTAGTTTATGTAGATGCAACAAAAGGATGGTTAGTAACAGATTCAGGTTTACAATCAGAAGCACCTGGACCACAATATGTAACAGCTTCTGGTGGAACTCCATCAACAGTTGGAGATTTTAAAATTCATACATTTACAGGACCAGGAACTTTTACTGTTAGTGCAGCAGGAAATGCAGCAGGTAATAATAAAGTAGAATATTTAGTAATAGCAGGCGGTGGTGGTGGTGGAAATGGTTATGGCGGTGGATATTGTGGAGGCGGTGGTGGAGCCGGAGGTTATAGAGAATCTCCTGGTACAACAGCAGGATCTTATACTGTATCTCCATTAGGAGCATCTCCCGCAGCTGCAATTGCAGTTACAGCACAAGCTTATCCAATAGTAGTTGGAGGTGGTGGTCCAGGTTCTACTTCAGTTAATGGAGAGGCAGGTTCATCAGGAATAGCTTCAAGTGGATTAGGTATTGTAAGCGCTGGCGGTGGTGGTGGTGCTGGTGGTGGAAGAACATCAGCTTCAGATGCAAAAACAGGTGGTTCAGGCGGTGGTGGAGGTTCAGGTTCAGGTTATCCAGGAGCACCAGCAGGTGTAGGTGGATCAGGAAATACACCTTCTGTTACTCCTCCTCAAGGACAGAATGGTGGTGCTGGTCCAGGAGCAGCTAATAATTCAGGTGGTGGTGGAGGTGGAGCTGGAGCAGTAGGTGGTAACTGGTCACCATCTTGTAATGGAGGAACTGGTGGAGCTGGAGTTACTTCTAATATTACAAATACACCAACTCAAAGAGCTGGCGGTGGAGGTGGAAGTGGAGCTAATACACAAGGTTCTGGAGGAGCTGGTGGCGGTGGAAGTGGAGGTAAAGCTCCATCATCAACTGCTGCAGTTGCAGGAACAGTAAATACTGGTGGTGGCGGTGGTGGAGGTCAATCAATTCCTAGTAACACACCTTCTGGACCAGGTGCTCAAGGTGGTTCTGGACTTGTAGTATTAAGGTATAAATTTCAAAATTAATATGTATTTACTAGTAATTAAAATTAATATATAAGGAGAAACATTATGGCACATTTTGCAAAACTAGGATCAAACGGAAAAGTTATTCAAGTACTTACTTTGAATAATGGTGATATGTTAAACGCTGATGGCGTTGAAGATGAAACAGTAGGACAACAATATTTAGAGACACATAATAATTGGCCTGCACAAATGTGGATTCAAACATCTTACAATACATCTGGTGGCACACACAAAGATGGTGGTACAGCATTAAGAGGAAATTACGCAGGTATAGGTTATACTTGGGACGAAGATGATCAAATCTTTTGGCCTAAAAAACCTCACGCTTCTTGGGTAAAACATAATGCATCAGCTTCTTGGAAATCACCGATCGGTGATGCTCCAGCATTAACTGCGGAACAAGAATCACAAAATACAGCTGATACTCACGTTTGGCATTACGTCTGGAATGAAGCTAATACAACTTGGGACTTGACAGACAGCAAAGCATAAATTAAAAATGGTGGTGGTATGCAGAGACAAGTATTAACAGAACAAGCTCTATATTATGGTGATGTCAATATGCCCAAAGATTGGGATATTGACCGAGATAAATTATCAGGCGACATCTTACAATCAGTAATTCAAAACAAAGATTTTCCGTTCTCACGAACTTGGGATATGTTAAATACCTATATGCGAGATCACGTTGGTCTTGAGTATAATGTTAATTTAATTAACAAAGAAACGTGGGGAAATATTTATAAACCCAGCGAGACTACAATTCCGTTATTAAACATAGATCCAGTAGATCTACGTAACTCTCCGGACTTTACATTATTATATGGTGTAAAAGTTAAAGACTGTATGGTTAGAATTCACTTTGAAGATAACAGACGTAAAGGAAGAAGTTGGGATATAAAACTTAAAAATAATATGTTTATTATGTTTCCATCAACGAATATGTATTACCTAACTAACAATCAAAAAGATTCATTAAACTTTGTACAAACAATAACTTATGAATATATCTAATTATTACTGGCATTTTCCTGCAGCGCTTACACCAAAGTTTTGTGATGATGTAATAGCTTATGCAAATTCACAAGAAGAAGTAATGGCTAGAACAGGTGGCTATGGAGATAGAAAATTAAAAAAAGAAGAAATAAAAGATTTAAAAAGAAAAAGAAACTCTGATTTAGTTTGGCTTAATGATACTTGGATATATAAAGAATTACATCCATATGTTCATATGGCTAACAAAAATGCTGGTTGGAATTTTGATTGGGAAAGATCTGAATCTTGTCAATTTACAAAATATAAACACAATCAATATTATGATTGGCACTGCGATAGTTGGGAAAAAGCTTATGATAGAAAAGATCCTAACAATCCAGAACACGGCAGAATTCGAAAACTATCTATGACTTGTCAATTAACAGATGGTTCCGAATACACAGGTGGTGAATTAGAATTTGATTTTAGAAACTACGATCCACATATGAGAGATGAAAGTCAACACTTAAGAAGAGCAAAAGAGATTTTACCTAAAGGATCTATTATTGTGTTTCCTTCTTTTGTATGGCACAGAGTTAAACCCGTAACCGCTGGCACAAGATATAGTCTTGTAGTTTGGCATTTAGGAAAACCATTTAAATAATATGTATATAAATAATTACTTTAACACAACCATTTGGTCAGAACAAAAACCAGAGTTTGTAAAATCTTTAACTAAAGCATCTAACAAATATATTAAAGCTGCTAAAAATTTTCCAGAAGCTAAAACACATATAAAAAAGTTTGGAGACTTTGGAAGATCATATCACTCGACACCACTTACAGCTGACAATGACTTTCTAGATTTTAGAAATTACATTGGTCAAAAATCTTGGGAATATTTAGATCATCAAGGTTTTGATATGCAACAATACACAACTATGTTTAGTGAGATGTGGGTACAAGAGTTTGCTAAAAAAGGTGGTGGTCATCATTCAGCACACGTACATTGGAATCAACACGTATCAGGTTTTTACTTTTTAAAATGTAGTGACAAGACATCGATGCCAG